CCTGGTGAACTAACACCTCTTGCTTTGTTTTCTGCTAGTTGTGCTTCAGTGTCATCAATGAACACTATTGTTTTTGTGTTTGAACTTCCAGCGACACCAATACCCGCTTTGGTTTTATTGGCGTTACTGTCGTCCTTACCATAAAGCGACATGGTAATCTCCGAAATTAAAAGTTGTCTATGTTATATTTATTCAAGTAGTGCTTTCTCTAGTGCTTCCACCAGTTGATCATCTACTTTGTTGCCTGATTTGGCAGCAGCTTTCTTAAGAATTCCGATAACGAATTTCTTCAGTGTCTCTTCTAGATCCTCTGGGATCTTGTCTACCGCTTTGTTGATCACATTGATTGCGATAGGTAGTAGGAATTTAGTCATAATTAAATTACAATTGTTATATTATATAGCGAGTTCTTCCTCCCATTTTTCTATGGTGATACCCCTATTCTCTAATTGTGATAGTGCATAGTCCATAATAACCACAACTCTATCATGAGTTCCATGATGTTGTGCCCAATGTTTATCGTTATCATGGAATGCAAAGAGCTCTCCTACCTTCCATGTTCTTTTCCTCCCACGCACACTCAACCAAGCACCTTCGTCCTCTATGACAGGGAAGTGTAGACGTAATGAATCTATATCTCCATTGTGCGGATTGATCTTTGTGCCAGGTGAGAGCTTACTTATAGTGCAACTCTTAAGTAACTCACCATCTACATCTTCTTTGATTGCATTATAGAATGTAGGACACAACTCTTTCATACTCTCAGTCAATTGTGGTAATACTTCCTTTACCTTTTCCGTTGTAGTATTAAACAACTCAACGAATGATACCATCTCGCTGAGTTCAAAGTCATCTTCTGTTGTTGTAGTTCCTACTACGTTGAGTGGCATGGGGATTACTCTCCAGTCACCTTCCCAGAGTTGCACCCTACCTAAATTTCTATCTTCTACCCACTGATCTAGTATCCACTCAGAAAGTATAGGTTGATTAACCTCTACAAACTTAATGATCTCAGGTATTATTTCTTTATGTCTGTCTCTTAAATTTCTATATGAGGATAACGACTCAAGCGTCTCCTCCTGCCAAATTTTCCTCACTTGCACCGCCTAATAATAAACCATTTTTTGTTGCTATCTCATACATTATAGAATGTATTGTCATGTCATATACATTTGACCACGGTTGTGTCTGCTCGTTTGCTATCCAACACTGCAGACTTCCATACTGTGCCTTGGGTATTTCGTCATCAAACCAGAAATCGTATTCCATCATGAACAGTCTTTGTCCTTTCCGTGTACTGGACATTCTACACCCTTCTTGCTTCCATTGCAAGCTTCTTCTTTCTGATATTTGTCTTTCTTAACCTTGGGCATTTTCTTTTCTTGTCCTGACTTCATGCCATCGGGGTCATCCAGTTTTGGCATGACCTCCACAGGACCTTTTACTTTTTTTCAGTAAGTGATCTCCACTCGGAGAACTCTTTAACACAGTTAGGAACTTTCTTACCACCTTTCATCTTAGTTCCTTTTGCCTTGTATCCATCCCAACAAGTAGATGCACCAACGTTCTTACGTGCTTGCTTCATACTCTCATCGACTTCTACCTCTTCTTTCTTAGCAGTTTTTGCTGCCTTTTTGAAAGCGTTCTTAGCAGGATAGTCTTCATCGCCAGGTTTTGCAGGAGCTTCTCCTCTCTTTCTCTTGGCATGGATGTTAGCATAGAGACCTTTCTTCTCTTCTTCTACTGAAGCGGGTGTAGTATCTTCCACTTCATGCTCAATAACTTTACCATCAGCATCTTTCTCATGATGCTCCTTGTTCATTGCTTTAGAGATTGCCTTTCTCTTCTTATGAAGATACTTGTCGCTGCTATCTGTGTCACCATCATTGTCTAGATCTTTATCCTTTCTATCTTTATACTTCTTCTTTACTGCAACAGGATTAACTGGGTCTAAACCCTCTTCTACTTCCTGCTTGTCTGTATTAATTACGTGCTCATGCATCTCACTTACAAGTATGTTTAGTGTAGGAACTGGAACGTCTTGCTCTAATCCATGCTCAAACATAACATCGTAATGTGTGATGGTGCCATCTTCATCAAGTGTATGCATTTCTTTTAATGTATTGCCCTTGCCCCACTCCGCATGCTCTACCTTAGTAGCACATGAATGCTTTACCTTTTTTATTTCTGGTTTACCTTCTTCACCCTTTGGTTCCGCAAGTTTCATACCAGGTGCATCACCACCACCTACGCCATCACAACCAAGACCTTTTACGTCTGTGTTTGCCATCTTAGCAGAGTAATCGTATCTCCATGTCTCATCGAAACGATTATAACTAAATGCTCTATCGGAATTTAAATGATCTGAAGCCTTAACGTTTAAGGTTTCAGCAGCTAATTCTGCTAAACTTTTTGACTCGTGTTTATCCATCTTATTTGTGGGGTGTTTGCTTGGGATAGTCTCTGGCACCTTGACAGTATTCTTAGGTTTTGCAACCTTCTGACCAGGTGTTACTGACATAACATACTCTCGATACGCATCAGTTCCAATCTCGAATACTTCTTTGATGTCTGTGATCCAACTGCGGAACTTTGTGTTCTCTGCAGTAAGACATAGCACATAGTTAGGACCTCTGCGGTGTATCTTACCGACTTGTCCTTGCTCAGTCAAAACCCACTCACCTGTTTTGTAGACTTCGTTCTTATAGAACTTATCTTTGGTGATATTTGCTTCCGCAACTTTGGATTTTTTAGTGAAGTCTGAGAGACTTTTCATTAATATAGATGTACATATCAAAGTTATTTATAAACCCATTCCCTTTCTAACTTCTATCATCAGTTCTAACTTCTCTTGTATTGTCAATGTATCTGGTATTCCCGCAATAAAATCTGTAGTATTTTGTGCTTTTGCTGCTTCTCTCATCTTACTTGCGGACATTCCAGCTGCACCATCCGCGTCTGGATCCCTCTCTCCTGCTGATTCTATTTCTAATGTATTAAATGAGTATTCATCACTTCTATTATAGTTTTGAACAAACTTCATAGAACCCATTCTATCAGAACCTACCACTAAAACTACGTCACTATATCCTTTCATCATGAGATGTTTCATAACATCTATAGGTGTCTTACAGCATGCTGTGTCATCTATATTATCTGCTGCCCAAGGAAACATCTTCTGTATAATTTCTACCTTTGTCTTATATGGTAGAGGATCAGTTTTTTGATTAACACTTTGTGAAGTTACAATCCACCAATCATCAGATCCTGCCTTTGATTGCACTGCTTTAAGTAGTTTTTCATGACCTATAGTAGGAGGATTTAATCTACCAAATGTGACGTAAACTTTTTTCATTGTGGTGTATCCCCATTGACCCAGTTCTTCTCCACGTTAAAGTTTGCCACACTGAATGATAAACGATCCACTAATTTAACTGCATTATTGCCATCTTGTATAGCAACATACCCCTCTGGTGCAGTAATATCATATCCATTTTCAGTTTTAAGGTATGTGCCGAACCTTTCACCAGTTTCTAACTTACGTATAAACATCTCCTTAGCAGATTGTAGTGCAGAGTATAAAGTAACTGTACTTTTGAGTGCTTTTTCTTGTTCTTTGATCAAGTCTAGACCATCATATAATTTATTTAATTTTTGTGCCTTTCCTTTTGGTGTCTTCAATTTATCTGCTGCCTTTTGAACTTCTGTCTGAAAATATTCTTGAAATTCTTTGACAAATACCTTGTCACTGGGTAGTTTTTTGCCCTCACGCACGTATTTGTTAAAGAATATCTTTAGTCTAGTTCCTATGACTAGTTGATCCTTGGATGCTATCTGTTCTGCTACTGTATCTAAGAATTTAGAAGCATTACTTAAAGAAGATTTACTAGTACTTTTTAATTTATCTAAATTATTTTTCTCAACTGGTGTCAACAAAACATCTTTACCTAACTGACCTGTTTCCGCACTCAAAACTAAGACATTTTTACTATCATTTAACTTGGATACATCATACCCAAAGGAAGCATTCATACTACCTATATCATTACCAGAGTATGATGTGTGAAATACCACACCAACCTTTGCTTTTGCTGCTTTAGTATATAACTCATCCTCTTGTGGTATACAGTAGGTTATAGTATTGGGTTGAAATATGATACACTGAGTTCCATTAATTACCTTCTCTTGTTTGTCATCAGTAAATAGCAAATCACCCTGTGCTACACCAGTTATACCTAGTTCTGGTAGATATTTTAAACAGTCCTTGAGTTTGACAGCAAGACCTGGTGAACTACCATGATTATAATCCACGTCTTCTTCTGTAAAATTGATTTTTGCATTGACATTGAAAACTGACTTTGTACCTACAAAGAACTTTTTAGTGCCAGGATATATGCCACAAAATACAGCGGGTGCACCGTCCCATTTAGTAGTAATTTTAAAGTTATTCTTCTGTGCTCCTGTGAATACTTTTGCTAACTCATCTAAAAACATAAAAGCATCTCTTGCACCTTGCTCTCCATCTAGCAAGATACTATCCTCCAAGTGTTCTAGGTGAGTATTCTTAGACATTAGTATATCTTTGCGAAAGGACCGTATCTATCGCTCTTACCTTTACCAACTTTCATAGCAAGGAAGATCATATCAGAACAAAACTCGTTTCTTTCTGTTCTTGCTAACCCTACCATCACTTGATGTAACCAAGTTATCTGCATACACTTACTATTAGCAACATGTGGTTTGGTAGTGAATACTAATAATAAATTATCAACTGCTACCTGTTCATCTTTGACCTCAACATCAACACCTTGTCTAATTAAATCCTTTATCATGCTTTTATATGTGTCTATCTCTGCAAGAAAATCTTCAGCGTTTCTAGGATAAGAAGTATTTGCCTTATCAAAAGATAATCCATGGTCTTCCATTGCTCTAACAACAAGTTCAACAGTTGCCTTACCTAATCTAGCAGCACTAGCTCCCTTAGTAGTAGGTTCCCATTTCAATCCTGAGAAATCTGTTGAATTATTTGCCTTTATTTGAAAATCATGTGTTGCTCCATTGCCCTGCTCAATAACAAATCTAGTATCTTGTGATGATAATGTAACATCTCCTGCTTTATCTCGTTTTGTACCTAGTTTACATAAAGCATAGTTGTATTTAAACTCCATAGATGCTTGATCAGTAAATGATCTTTTAGTATCATTATAAAATTTAATTCGTGCACTACCAGACCCTATTTTTTTAAGAGATATACCAAATACTTTTTTACTATTGAAGAGCACCCTCATCATAGCATTAAATTCTGTTAATCTTGCTGCAGTTTTTCTTCCTGCTCCTCTGTTTAGTATCCTATCAATAGATTTTCTTGCTTTTTCTTCATCTTCAATCAACCATATGTCTGCAGGATCCCAGTTATCTTTTTGGGATATACCAAACTCTTTAACTATGCCACTAACATAGTCCATGAACCCACCATCGCGGTTAAATTCAGTAAAATGTGGTGTAGATATCTTATCTATTAGCACCTTCTGTTGTTTATAAAAACTTTCTAACCATTCCTCATCAACTTCTTTTAATTTACCACCCGATTCTTTGTCCCATATATCTGTTAGTTCGTCCATCAAATTTTTATCTGCCATCAAATTATTTAAACTACTATACTTTTGTCTGTTTAGTTTTATAGCATACTCAAAAACTTTTGCAGATCCAATTTCTTGTATTTGAGTCATCTTTGCATCAGAAACTGCCTTGGTAGCAGCAGCACCACCAGTCTCCATGAATTTTACCTTCTGCCTACCAATTTTATATGTTGCACTGATTTTTCCTTGTGCACTTTCTGCTGTCTTCTCTCCTGTAAACCCATCTACAATACTTTTTATCACCTTTTTAGATGATTTGATGATATTTTGTTTGCTACTTGGCCATGTATAACCATCTTCAACAAACCAAGTTGCTTTATCTCCACCACCCAAGTCCAGTGCCTGTGTAAGCTCCGTCTTTTCTGAAGGTTGTATCTTACCCTTCTTTAATATTTTATCGTATGTAATTTGTTTTAGTCCCATGATACTATTTAGAAATTTTTCCAGAATTGTGGAGATAGTAGACCAGATTCAGTGTCTGTTCTATGCTTCAATGTTAGTA